TGCACGCACAGCGGCGTCGATTCGTGGCGGCTGCGGTCCTGCGCACTGAGCGCCAACGACTTCCAGGAACTCGCCAACAGTGTCGGGGCGTTGGCCGATGCCGACATCCACATCGACGACACCTCCGGCCTGACCGCCGCCCGCATGGCGAGCCGGGCACGGCGGCTGGTGTCGCAGAAGGGCATCGGGTTGGTAATCATCGACTACCTGCAACTGATGACCAGCACCGGCAGCGGGCGCGACAACCGGCAGAACGAAGTGGCGCAGCTATCGCGTCAAATCAAGATACTGGCTGGCGAGTTGCGGGTGCCGGTAATCTGCCTGTCGCAGCTCAACCGCTCGCCTGAGCAGCGTGAAGGGCACAAGCCACGGCTGTCGGACCTTCGTGAGAGTGGGGCAATCGAGCAGGACGCGGACGTGGTGCTGATGCTGCACCGCGAGGATACGTACCACCACGGCGAGCCTGAGTACCAGCCGACGAACACAGCGGACCTAATCGTGGCCAAGCAACGCAACGGTCCGACCGGGGCGGTCAAGCTTCAATTCAACGACACGACGGCCAGCTTTCGCAATCTGGCGGCGGGCGAACAGGAGCGAGCGTGATGGCAAAGCAATGGTGTTTCTGGCGGCCAGGTCCCGACGACACGTTCGTCGCCGAGTGCGGGCATGAGTCGGTTGGCGACCTGACCGACGACGTGAGCGATTTTCAATACTGCCCGTGGTGCGGCGTGCATATGGTGGTGCTCGATGACCCCGCCATCGCGGCGGCTGAACAGGAGGGCGCGTGATGGCAGACCTGCTCACCACCGCGCAGGCCGCCGAGTTGTGCGGCGTGACGACACGGACGATTACCCGCTGGTGCCGGTCGCCGGGCGGGCTACATCACGGGCGCATCGGCAGGCCGCACAGCGGTGGCCCCGCGCAGGACGTCATTGCGGTGATGGACCTGGCGGCGTGGCTGAGGCGATGCCGGGTAAGCGACACCACGATTGAACGTATCGAGGCACTAACACAGGGAGCTACGACATGACTGACACATTCGACATCGAGCGGGCGGAGCGCGACGACTGGGAAATACTACACAAGGGCGACGCAGCGAGGCTGTTGCTCGATGGGTGTACGGACGCGGCGGGGATGCACGTAATCGAGCAGGACGGCTATTTCCTGCGCGCGTTCCCCGGCCGCATCCGCAACATCCCCGCAGCCGAGCCGTCGCCGGTGGAGCACACGGTCGCGGTGGGAGTATGGCGAATGCGAAACGGCGAGCTGTACCGAGCAGAAGCAGAATGTGTGGATGACCCGGGCTTTTTCGACACTTGGTGGCCAGATCAACGGATTATTGCCAGCCTGCTCCACTACGCCGACGGCGACCTGACCGCGTGGACGAAGCCCGACGGCGTGCGGGTGGAGTTGATGCCGCGAATCGGCGATATCCACAAGCACACGCGGGAGCAGGAAGCCAAGCTGTCCGCCGCCATCGACGCCCTGGACGGGGAGGCGACGGATGGCTAGGCGACCGCGACAATACAACGCCAAGGCGGGCTGGCGGACCATCGGCGGGCAAGAGTGCTACTTCCGCAGCAAGAGCGAGGCGAACGCGGCGCGGTATCTGGAGTTCCTGAAAGAGCGGGGCCAGATTGACGGATGGCAACACGAGCCAAAACCGCCGTTCTGGTTTAAGGACATCCAGCGGGGCGTGCGCAGCTATCTACCTGACTTTATCGTCTATCCGGCGAGGATTCAGGGCTTCTACTACATCGAGGTCAAAGGGTATCTCGACGCCAAGAGCAAGACGAAGCTCAAGCGGATGGCCAAGTACCACCCCGCCGTGAAGCTCGAACTGTGGGACGCGAAACGCATGGCCGGGCTGACCCGCACGGTCGGGCCGCTGATTGAAGGGTGGGAATGAGCATGAGACGATTCGTGAGCGTGCGAATGGAGCGTGACGCCCTCGAGGTGAAGCCAAACTTGTTCCACCCGACGCCGGATGATCTGGCTGGCATCAGGCGTTTCGAGCCGGGCGAGCGGCGGTGGTACGGCGTCACCGCTGACGGCCGCAGTGAGCGAATCAGCTGGGAAGAGGCGGCGCTGTGGGCAAGGAGAAAATAATCATGGGCGGATGCTTCGGCCACCTCATATTCTGCTGCCTGCACCTGGCGGCCCTGCTGCTGACGATGGGCGTCGGGCTGATCCTGACGATCCCGCTGCACCTGATCTATTCGGCAACACTATCGAAAGGGAAATAAATGGACCGTCCCGCAGCAGAAATGGCCGTGCTCGACGAGGTAGAAAAAATCCAAAGTCTGCACCCACCATTCCATTCAGCCCACGAAGGCTATGCGATGATCGACGAAGAGATGCACGATCTGCGAAGGGCGGTGACCCAAACGCGGGACCGCGGCCAGATGCGCCATGAGTGCCAACAGATCGCGGCCCGGGCGATTCGCTTTATGATTGACCTGACATAACTGCCGCTATCGAGAGGAAAATGACAGTGCCAGCAATCACCGAACTGCGTTCCTGTCCGTTTTGCGGCGTTCCGGCAACCTTGCCCGGCGAGGCGGAGGGGGAGCGGCTGCTTCAATTCACGACGGAAGTAAGCGAGCGCAAGCATTGGGCCATCACCTGCATGAACTGCGGCGCACGCGGCCCGAGCATGTTCAGTTACGACCTGGCCTGCGCGGGCTGGCAAGGCAAGGTGCCGTCATTCAGCGGATAGCTAATAGGCTAACGGCAGTGGACGCCTGAGGACCCATAATCGACCATCGCAACCTGACAACGCCCGTGAGGCGGGGTTGCGAAAGGGTCGATAATGGCAAATCCGACGCGGTACAACGGGTCAGCGGTAACAAACTTCACATTCCCGGGCGGCTTCAGAACGGTCGGCAGCGGGACGGTCGCGCTCCAACCGTCCACGCTGACCGACTCGAATGGCGGGCCGTTCAAATGCACCAGGATCTGGATCGGTGCCCCCACAGCCACGCACACGACCGGGGCCAACACCGGAAACGTATTCATCGGTGACGATCGGCTCGGCGTCAACCAGTTGGCTGGCGGTATTACAATCACAAATACCGACTATGACGGCCTTTACATCGACATCGACGACCCGACAACCGTATATCTGACCGGCCTGAACGCTGGTGATGGCGTGTGTTTCCGTTGTTTCGGCGCCAAGGACGCGACGTTCACCGACCCCACGGCCGAATCGGCTTCGTCCTCCAGCTCCAGCAGTTCGTCCTCGGGCATCCAATCCTCGTCCTCGTCGTCCTCGTCCAGCGAGTCGTCCGCCACGTCTGCCACCAGCCTGTCGTCCTCGTCCAGCAGCTCGTCATCCACGAGCAGCGAGACGCTCAGCAGCAGCTCGTCATCGAGTAGCAGCGAAACCAGCCCGACCTCGGCCACGTCGGCCACGTCGGACAGCTCCTCCTCCTCCTCCTCGTCCAGTAGCAGCTCGTCCAGCAGCTCGACCGCTGTATTCTCGACCAGCTCGTCCAGCTCCAGTTCGTCCAGCCAGACGTCGCCGTCCTCCAGTAGCAGCTCATCCTCGTCCAGCAGCAACTCGACCGAGGCCCAGTCGTCCTCCTCGTCCAGCAGCAGCTACTCGACCGCCTTCCAGTCGTCCTCCTCGTCCAGTAGCAGCTCATCCAGCAGCCAAGGGTAACCCATGAGCGTGAAGGACCTTCCGCGCCAGCGCGTACCGATCGGCCAGATGAACGGGCGTTGGGCGTTCTTGCTCAAACTCGCCCTGCTGACGTACCCGATTCTGTTGACCGCTGGCCTGACCTGGGCCACTTGGGTGACGGCGAGCGTGCTGGAACTGAACACTTTTATGCACGCGGGGCCGCGCTGGACCGAGAAGGACGCGAAGATACAGACCGGCGTGATCCAGGAATGGGTTCGCGGTTGGGTCGACAAGCGGCTTGTGGAGTCGGTCCCGCCCAAGGACGTGATCCGCCGATTGGACACGCTGGAACAAATCACTGCCGCGACGAATAGCCGGGTATCGCAAAACACGATACTACTCGCCCAAACGACGGGCAAGATCGACTTTTTGGTCCGTGGTATGACCCCGTCAGCGAAAGAGCGTGCTCATGGCTCAGACGATGACGATCAAAACTGACGCCGGGTTTGCTATTGTGCTAACACAACCCGCCCGCTATGATGCTGTGACCATGCGAACAAAGGCTAGGCTCGGCAGGCAATCTGTGGTAGACTGATGACATGAATATCACGATCAGCGGCCTATCGAATGCTGATAAGCACCTGGCTACGGGGCGGTTTGACGCGCTGCTCTCGATCGGGCACCCCACCGCAGGCCAGCACTGCGAGGGCCGGGTGCTACACAACTGCATCGTCGACACGTCGGACATGACGCCGAATATGCCGCGCACAGAACCGCTACCGCCAATTGAGGCGGTTATTGAGGTCATCGAGTGGGCACGGACAATATCAGAGGAGGCGACCGTGTTGATCCACTGCAAGCACGGCAATTGCCGGTCGACAGCGCTCGCAATAATCATGCTGTTGGCGAAAGGCTGGAATGCGCGAGACGCCGTCCGGCGCGTCTATGCCACCCGCAAGCGATGCACGCCAAACTGGTACATCCTGGCTATGGGCGACCACCTGTTGGGTACGAACGCACTGGGCCACATCCGGGACCGGAAGCTCCCGCTCAAATCGAGCAGGCGGGATATGCAGGTGCCCCAATGACCATGCGAGCGTCAATCCTGATCCTGGCGTGCGTGCTGTGGGGCTGTGTGCCCGGCAAGTCGCAGATTGTCGATGCTACCAATCAGACCGACGGCCACGCCGAAGCAATCGACGACAACCTGACAGCAGCACTGGAGACAGGAGACGTTGGCCCTTTGGCCGATCCGTTTCGTGGTCGACTCGATATCGAGGGCACGGTCGATACGGGATCAGGTGGCCCGCGTCCGCAAGGCGATGCCGAGCGTGCAGGACCGCACGCCGGAGTGGATGCGGTTGGCGCGGACGATAGCGACGGTGATCGGGATCGTCGCGGTACTAGGCGGCGCGGTATACTTCGGACTGGGACCGATCATCCGGCGGGGCCTGGCGTGGGTGGGCGTGCTGATACCAGCGCCAACGGCGACTCAGGCCCGGCTCGACGCGGAGACGGTCAACAAGGGCGCGACGCTGCCGGAAGAGCAGGTCAGGCGGATCGAGCAAGCCAAGGCAACGGTGCCGGGATACAAGAAGGCGTTCAAGGCGGCAATCAAACCGGAGATCGAATCATGAACGGCATCGAGCTTTTCTTCATGGACATCTGGACGTTCGCATTCAGCCAACTGGGCCTCGTGGCCATCGGGTTCATCCTGCGCGGGTGGCGCGATCGGCGGGTGGCAGCTAAGGCGGTCGCCAATGCTGGCTAATACCCCGCCGTATCATGTGCCCATTGTGGGCGGCCCGTCGCATGGGGTGTCGGCTGTAGCTCGGCCCTATATGTGCGGCGCCCATAACGCCAGAAGCGAGGACGGTGTGCTGAAATACGATTTGTTCCCCTACGCGCTGGTGCGTATCCGCAAGGGCGACAGCTATGACAAATGGATGTTCAGGCCAGCGGCGAATCTGGCCGTGAATCAGGGCAGGTGACATGACGTGTCGAAACCCGGACCAGAACCGAGCGTGGTTACAGACAGGGCGATTAGCCTTGCGGTTGATATGCTCAGCCTGCAATGGCACAAGAGCGATATCAAGAAGGCGCTGGAAGCACAGGTGGGGGGGGATCACAGGTCATTCGAGCGCATCCTGGCTCGCGCGCGCGAGGTGCTGGCCGGGTGCGTGGCCCAGGACGCCCAGGAGCGATTGCAGGACGCCGTTGCGCTGTTCAATCGGGTGATACGCGACCCGAAGACGACCGCACGGGAAAAGCTCGCCGCCCAAGAGCAGAAAACCAAGATGTTCGGCATCGGATTACCCTACGGGCAGCATGATGACAGCCATAGCGACCCCCCCACCGCCGACGAGATTAAGAGCGGTGTTATCGCCGCACGCGCCGCGCTGTTCAACACTGACGACCCACCGGACGCAGCAGGCTATGCTGGCCAGCCCGGCCCGGTTCAAGGTGATACCGGCGGGGCGACGATCGGGCAAGACGGAATGGGCGAAGCGGACCCTGATTGACGCACTTCTGAGCGACTTCTACGACCCGCCACCGTGGCCGGACCCGCGCTATTTCTTCGCCGCACCCACCCGGGACCAGGCCAAGCGGATCGCCTGGCACGACTTCAAGCGCATGATCCCCGACCAGTGGCTCGCCGGTACGCCCCGCGAATCTGACCTGGAGCTGTTGACCAAGTGGGGCAGCAAGCTGTGCGTATTGGGCATGGACAAGCCCGCCCGGATCGAGGGCGTCGGCTGGGACGGCTGCGTGGTCGACGAAATGAGCGACATGAAGCCGGGCACATTCGACCTGACGATCAGGCCCGCACTGGCCGATCGTGCTGGTTGGTGCTGGCTGATCGGCGTGCCGAAACGCAAGGGGCCCGGTGCGATGGAGTATCGCCGCTGGTACGAGTACGCCATGCGCGGCGAAGATCCCGACTGGGCGGCGTTCACCTGGTTCTCCAGCGGCATCGTGCCAGCAAAAGAGCTTGAGGCGGCCAAGCGATCGATGACGCTCAAGGACTACGCCGAGCAGTTCGAGGCAAGCTGGGAATCCGCCGGCAATCGCATTTACGAGGCGTTCGACCCCGCCTACAACGTCCGCCCGTGCTCATATCAGCGGACGCTGCCCATCATCGTGGGCGCCGACTTCAACGTCACGCCGATGGCCTGGGTGTTGTGCCATCAGTACCGCAAGCCCGACCGGCTCGAGGTGTTCGACGAGATCTGGCTGACCGACTCGAATACGCAGCTCGCCATGGACGATCTGCACGCCCGGTACGGCGAGCATCGGGGCGGCTTCGAGTTCTACGGCGACGCTACGGGCAAGAGCAGGCACAGCTCAGCCGTCCAGACCGACTACGCCACCATCGTGGCCGACCAGCGGTTCATCGAGCTTGGCCGCACGACGCACTATCGGGGCAGCAACCCCGCCCGGGCGGATAGATACGCATCAGTCAACGCCCTGTGCCAGAACGCTATGGGCGAGCGGCGGCTGTTCACCGACCCGCGATGCGAGCACCTGATATACGATATGACGCACGGCTACTACGCCGAAGGATCGCGGGAGGCGCAACAAACCGACGAACTGTCACACGCCACCTCGGCCCTCGGCTACGCCGTGCACCTGCTCTACCCGATCGGCTTCGACATGTTCGCGGATGACGGTTACGATCCCGATGTGGCGAGTCCCGTGGGAGTGGCTAGGCGATGACGGAATGGGCCGGTCTCAACCCGTGCCGCAAATGCGGCTCAACTACGCCGCCCGAGCCATTCACGTGGGAGTGCGACTGCTGCGAGGGCCTGCAATGTGTAGACTGCGGGCAGAGGTTCGGCGGGGTAAACGATGGGTGCGAACCGGCATTCGACATCGAGGACCTTAGCGACGCCGAGCATCACCGGATATGGGTCGCGGCGTTGAGCGCCGCATGGAACACAGGAGCCTGACGATGCAAACTGACCCCTGCTGTGCCTGTGGAGCGATGCCCGATTGCGAGGACTACTACATCGCCGAGTGTCGTGATTGCGAGGACGGTTTGGGCGAGGACGAGCATGATTGCCACGGCCACACATTCGGATTGGCCTGCCCGGGCTGTGGACAGATGGGCGGCGGCGTGCCCGAGGACCAAATGAGCGAGGCGGACTCGCACCTGGAGGTCGCCATGATCGCTGCGTGGAATGTCAGCCAAAGAGCCGCAATACCACAGGAGCCGACGCATGGAAACTGACCGCCTGCACACGTGGACGTACCCGGTCGCCGTGAAGCGCCACGACGACGACGGCTCGTATCTGGCGACGATACCCGACCTGCCCGGCGTGATGTCGCACGGCCCGTCAACGGGCGAGGTGCTGCGCCTGCTGCGGACGGGCGTGACCGAGTCGCTTGAGGCACTGGTCGACGCCGCTGTACCGCTCCCGGCCCCGACCCGCATATCAATGCACCGCGGCGAGCCGGAGCACGAGGGCTGTAGCTGGTGGCTGCTGCGTGGCACGTGCAAGGCGCCGCCCGATCTTGAGTTGGACGAAATGGATATGTTGGACGTGGACATCATCGAGCCGGAGACCGACGACCCCGAACTGACCGACACGCAGGAGTAACGCAATGTCAGCCGCAACCGCCACATTCGACATAATCGTATCGAACTCGACCGGCCAGTTCACCCTCGCCCCGCCCAGCACCGGCGAGATAACCAGCGGTCAGGGCCGGGTGGGCGCCGCTACCGGCATGGGCCGACAGAGCGGGTTCCGTGAGCCGCCGAAGTCGTCGTTCGCCCTGTACCGCCGGATGCGTGGCAACCCGACGATCGCCATGGCCCGGGTGGCGGCGTTCGCCCCCGTCAAGGCGGCGTCGTGGTCGATTGTGGCCGATTCCGACGCCGGTGTGCCGGACGAGCGGGTGCAGTTCGTCGAGGCCCAGGTGCTGCCGCTGCGGGCCCGGTTGCTGTCGGACCTGGCGTTCGCCTTGGACTACGGGTTCGCCTCGTGGGAGAAGGTCTGGCGCGTGGCCCCGGTCAACGGCCGCAGCTCGCTGGTGCTCGACAAGCTCAAGTCGCTCAAGCCCGAGCTGACCAGAATCGAGGTGCTCGAATCTACCGGCGCCTTCGCGGGCCTGTCGCAGAAGGGCGTCAAATTATCGCCCTCCAAATCGCTGCTGTTCACGAATGATTTGGAGAATCAGGACTGGTATGGCCGCTCCAGAAACGAGAACATCCGCACCGAGTACGCCGCCTGGAACGACCTGCTCGGCGACATCGGCGTGCTGGCCAAGAAGGTGTCAGGCCCGATTCCGATCATCAAGTACCCCGAGGGCACCGGCAAGGACGCATCGGGCACGACGCAATCCAACGCCGACAACGCGATGTCGCTACTCAACGCCCTATCGCACAGCATCGGCGTTGCGATGCCCAACCGCCTGTCCGCGTGGGCAGAGCGGGCCATCCAGGCGGGCATCGACCCGAAGCAGCTGGGCGCGTGGGTGATCGAGTTCCTGGAGCCGAGCAGCGGCCACCTCGGCGAGCTGATGGAGTCGATGCAGCACCTGGAGAAGCTGTTCAGCCGTGGCTGGCTGGTGCCCGAGCGGGCGGTATCTGAGGCGGTGCTGTCCGGCTCACGGGCCGACAGCGAGGATGCCATGTCGCTGATGTTCCTGATTGCCGAGGACCTGGCGACCCAGATCGACGCGATGGTCAGCAACTACGTCATCAACCCGATTATGACGTACAACTTCGGCGCCGACACCATCGACACGGTCAAGCTCGAACACCAGCCCGTGACCGACGACGCCAAGAAGCTGATCGCCGGTATCGCCCGAGCGGTGCTTGAGAACCCGAATAATTTCGACATGCTAACGAAGGTGCTCGACTTCGACGCCATGCTCGATCGCGCCGAGCTGCCCCGCATCGCCGACACAGCTGATATACTGGACGAGATGGAGCCGCCGGGCACAGCGCAGGCGGTGGCGGACGTGACGGCGGCGCTGGGCGAGATGCAGCAGAAGAACCAAGCCACGCAACCAGGAGACAGCGACGATGAAGACGATGACGATCCAGCCGAGGCCGCTTGACGCCGATTGCGGGAAGTGTTTGTCGTGCTGGTATAACGTCGGCCTGGATGTCGACGACTCCGAGGAACGGACGTGCTGGCTATTTTCCACGCATTTCACACCTAAGACGGTGCCCGATGATAGCGACGAGAATGGCGCGGAATGCCCAGACCACCGCCAGTGGATGCCCCTGGCCGTTGCCGTCGGCGACTGGCCGGACGCCAACGAGCCGCCCATGAAGGAATCTGGCGCCCTGCTGATACCCGATCCTGCGTTGTTCGGGTGCCGGTGCTGGCGATCAGTGGAGGGCCGTTCGTTTTGAGTAGCATCTCGGAGGATATTACCACCGCCGCATGGGCCGACTACCAGGCCGATCGCACGACCGAGCGGCGTAACGCCATCGTCGAGCATTACCTACCGTGGGCGGATCACGTCGCCGCTGGTCGGGCCGCACGGCTACCCGCCCATATCGAGCTGGACGACGTGCAGTCGCTCGCGCGCGAGGCCCTGATCTGGTGCGTCGAGCGGTTCGAGCCTGACCGTGGCGTGTGGTTTAAGTCGTGGGCGAGGCAGAGGATTGCCGGGATGATATTAGACGGAATGCGGAGGCAGGATTGGGTGCCGAAAAACAAACGGAAGCAGGCAAAGGCCGACGGCACAGAATGCGATCTAGCGCAGGTGTGGCAATGGCAGGAAACCCCGACGCACTGCACGGGCCGTGAAGAGCCAGATCGGCTCCACCCCCCGTCGAAAGAGCCGTCGCCGCTGGACCGTGCCGAAGCCGACGACTTCAAGCGGCACGTCTATCGCGGGCTGGACGCACCACAACGGCTGATCGTCATGCTGTATTACGGCGCCGGCATGACAATGAAGGAGGCGGCGCGCGTGATAGGCGTAAGCGAGTCCCGCACCAGCCAACACCTCCAAACCATCAAAGCGATCCTCAAAGCCCGGTTCGGGGCGCGCCTGGCTCGGGAGGCACACAGCGCGAAGGGCCGCTCCAGCGCGCCCGAGCACAGGGCCACCCAGAAGAGGGAGCGACGGCAGTTACAGGCCCAGATATGACCCGCATACCCCGCGAAGTCCAACGCATAGACGCCGAGCGGCGCAGCATCGAGCGGGCCGCTGTGGTCGCGTCGCGGCTGGTCATGCGTGCTATCCAGCGTGCGACTATCGGTGCGTTCAGCGAGGGCGACGATCCGGTGGTCGAGGTTCGGCCCCGGCTCCAAGTGCTGATACCGCTGATGTCGGACGCGCTGCTCGTGGCGTATATGCGCGGCTGGCAGCGGTCGGTGATGCAGGCCCGGCGCGCGATCAAGCAAGGCGTGGCCCGGCCGGTGGGGGTGGGGCTGTCCGTGTTCAGCGAGGTTATCAATGCGCTGCAGGAGCGGACGCAGCACACCGACGCCCAGATCGCTGCCCTACAGGACGAGTTCGTGGCCACGGCCGCCCTGAACATCCAGGATAGCGCCGGGCTGATGGAGCGGTTCGTCCAGCAGACGCTGCTCGATGCGACCAGATCCGGGCTGAATAAGCGGGAGGGGCTGAAGGCGTTCACCGAGGCGATGCGCACGAGCGGGCTGACCCGCCAGTCGAGTCACGTGGTCAACACCATATTCCGCACCCAGACGGCGGTGGCGTACAGCGTTGGGCAGCAGCGGGCGAACGATACGCCGGAGATCAGGGAGATCCTGTGGGGGTACGAATATAAAAGCGTAGGCGATGACCGGGTGCGCCCGGCACACGCTGCGATGGACGGCGTGCGGGCAGAGAAGGACGATCCGATCTGGGGCGAATGGTCGCCCCCGTCGGGGTGGAATTGTAGATGTGTACGCATCAGCATCTTCGAGGGTCAGTCGCTCGCCAACCCGAAAGAGCCGCCAGCCGAGACCACCGACCACCTCGGCCGCACGGTCCCCGTTGTGCCGGACCAGGGGTTCGCGGTCAACCCGGCGGACATTTTCCCGACGCTCAGCCAGACGCCGGTGGTGCTGCCGACGGCGCCCCGCCCGAAGCTGCGTAAGCCGACCCCCACAGCGCAGGCCCCGACCCTCACGGCCAAGCCAACCACACCGGCACCAAAGCCCAAGCCGACCGTCACCCGCAAGGCCACGGCCAAGCGGCCCGCCCCAGCCAAACCGGCCCCGCCCAAGAAGATCGCCAAGGCCAAGCCGACCAGTGCCGACCTGAAGAAAGAGCTTGCCGAGACGAAGGCGCGGCGCGAGGCGGCAGCGAGAAAGCTGGAGCAGGGCAAGGCCGCGGTGGCGAAGCAGAAGGCGGAGCTGGCGAAACTGGAGCAGGCCAAGGCCGCGCCGAAGCCAGCGGGCACGCTCAAGCCGAAGGAGTGGAAGGCGTCGCTGTCGAGGGAAGAACGGCTCGCCTTCGATAACTGGTCTGGCTTGGGATCAGAAAACATTAGGGCGGCGCAGCTCGCAGGCAAGCCGAATCTCACCGTCAGGGAGTTGGAACGATCGCTGAATCGCGCCCAGCCATTCGACGGCAGCAAACAGAGCCTATGGCGTGGAATGCACAACGTTGGGCCTAAGGATATGCAACAGCTATTATCGGCGGATTCGATCAGCGTGGACGCGATCAGCAGCGCCTCGAAAAAGAAGATCATCGGCGAGGGGTTCGCCCTGCCCCGTGGCGGGATAGCGCCGGGACAGAGCGTGCTGTTTGAGATACGCGGCAGCACAACCGCTGTCGACATCACGCAGATCGTCGGCCAGAAGGAGGGCGAGGTGCTGCTGCGCAAGGGCGCCCGCTACCGCCGGATCGGCACCGAGAGCGTCGAGATCGGCATCAAGAAGGAGCCTGCCATCAAGATCATCCTGGAGCAAATCTAATGGCCGAGCAGCCATCCCGCTTCGCCGATACCGACCTGACGTATATGACCCCGCGCCAGTCTGCCCGGCCCCGGTTCGCCGCGTTCGGTGCTGGATGGGCTGCTGCTGAGGCGGGCGAGCCGCGCGAATCGCCGCACCCGGCTGGCAGCGAGGCTGATACGATGTGGTTGGACGGCTACGCCACCAGCCGCGCGGTCAGCTCCTAGGCGCATCCGCAGCGTCCCACCCGCCAAACCAAGCCGCTCGCTGTCGTGCCAGATGATGGTCGGGGTCAAAGTGCCCGGGGTGCGGGTTGTTGAGCCGCATGACGTACTCCATGCGGGCGTCGTAGCCGTCCTCGTATTCCTGATCGCAGGTCTCGGCTGACGGTTCACTTGGCATCGTCAGTCTCCTTCGCCGTCCAGTGCTTGCATCCGTGCAGTCTTCCCGCACTTGCAGCAGATGTCGCCAATATACGGCCTAGCGGCATCCAAGTATTTAGCGCAGACTCTTCGACTCTCGCCGTGAAACCGCATGATTCGGATCTCGGCAAGAGCGTATTCCGGCACGCCGCCATAGCGGGGCTTGAATACATGCAGGCCTTCGGGCGTCATGCATTTGGTAATGTCAGTCACGGTCAGGCTCCTTCGCCGCCCAGAACTTGCAGGAGAAGTCGGGGGGCAGCATCACACAGACGCCGATGATATCGCCGCCATCCATATACGGCGTTTTTCCTTCTTCGTTCTGATCCGGCCCTCGTGTCGTCATTTCGCAAGTGCCCTGCAAGGGGCCGCGCCAACCTGGGCTATCATCGCAATCGTAATACTCGCACCCGTCGCACCGCCGCGCCTTGAGCGCGGCCAGTTCTCGCTGCGCCTTCACCCATTTGGCCTCAAAGCGGTCCGCCATGAGCTCGCTGATCGGACGGTTCTCGTTCATGCGCCCATTTTAACGCCGCTTAGCCAATTAGCCAACCGCTATTAACAAATTATCGCACACCATTATCGTTTGGGCATGGCAAAGGCTTACGCCCTATTCGGCGGGACAGAGCAAATCACCGAGCCGGTCGGCGATCCAGTCGATCGGAACGGCACGCCGGTGCGCACGTTCCGCAAGGACATCGCCCGCGTGGGCCGATACCGCCACCCCAAGGAAGGCTGGGAGCTCGACGTAACCCCTGACAGGCTAGACGCTTGGGTCGCCGCATTCGACGCGATGCGGGCCAACGGCGTGGATGTCGAGGTGGTGGTCGACCACTCATTCGACGCGGACGCGATCCGCGGCTACGTCACGAAGATGTGGCGGGACGGCGACACGCTCTACAGCGAGCACGAGATGCACGGCGCCCGGGCCATCGAGTTGGCCGAGACCGCCCGCAACACGTCGCCGTGGATCGACCGGCGCTACACCGACGGCAAAAACAACCACTACGGCGAGGCGATCGTGCATTCGGCGATCTGCCAGCAGCCCGTCATCCCCGGCCAGGAAGGCTTCACAGCCCTCGCTGCCAGCCTGCGACACGACGGCGCCAACGCCCTGATCCTCAGCATGGAGACCGACGACATGGCACTCAACATCGAAGAGTTCCGCGCAATGCTCGGGGCCGACGCGACCCTGACCGAGGAGACGCTGGTTGCCGCGATCGGCGCCCGACTCCAAGCGGCAGAGACCGAGAAGGCCGAGGCGACCGGCAAGGTCGACGGGTTGACCGCCGAGGTCGAGACCCTGACGGCCAAGCTGACCGAGGCCAAGGCGGGCCAACCGGCAGCGCCTGACGCCGATATTCTCGATCAGTTGGCGGACGCGACCAACGCGGGCATCGACGCTCTGATGGACTCCGGCAAGTTGGCGCCAGCGATGGCAGCCAGCCTCAAGACGCTCGTGGTCGGCCCGGAGGACGCCCGCAACGCCTACGCACTGAGCAAGACGTACAGCGGCCGCCCAAGGCGTTCGCGCGCGAGCTGCTCGACTGGGTCCGTGCGTTCGTCGCATCGCCGGATCAAGGCGAGATCACCAGGGGCCAGCAGACCGTCGCACTCAGCCACGCATTAGATGACGACGCCGCGGCGATCGCGGCCCGAAACCGAGCAGACACAGCTGCAGGCATCCGCGCGAAAGCCGGGATCAAGCCTGTTGCAGCCTGACCCAGGAGATATGAATCATGGCGTATAACCCAATCGTAGGACTCCCCGGTCTCGGGACTGCACGCACAGCGACCCCGCGCCGGATCATGTTCACCCCGCAGAACGTGACGTATTTACCAAACGGGGCGACACTGGACGGCTCTGAGTCGCGCGATCCGACCAACACGGGCGACTTGGACGAGTTGCAGCCGGGCCTGCTGATGGGCATCATCACCGCGTCGGGCCTGTGGGCACCGTCGTATGTGGGCCTGCTCACCGCTGCGTACACGTCCGGCGGCGTCTCGCTGACGGTCGGTGCTGCTACTGCGGTCGAACTGGCTCGCCTCGTCGGGCAGACGGGCACGAGCGAGCTGGTCTGCATCGGTGCGCCTAGCGCTGCCGGGACGGTGGCGTCAACGGCGTTTACCCATAGCGCCATCGACGTTGTGACGGGCATCATCACGGTGACCAGCTTGGGCGTGAACAAAACGTCCGGCGCGATCATCGCCGTCAACGACGGGCGGCAGACCCCGCTCGGCGCGATCGCAACCGACTACCCGGTGAAGGTCACCGACCAGGACGGCACGAGCGTTGACACGCACCTGCCGTCGCTGATGGTGGGCGGATTCGTGGACACCGATCAGATCATCAATTACCCGGCGGCTGCGAATACCACGCTCACCGCCTACGTGCAATCGCGCCTGCGCCTCGCTGGCGCATGGACGTTCAGCGACACATTCGGCGTGTAACCGACTGACCAACGCGGCTCCAACCCCGCAGGAGATGATATTATGGCAAAATCACTCGTAGACATCCTCGGCTGGGAGTCGCGCACGGCTGGCGTACAGGATCCGGCCGGCGGCGTACCAGACGCACCACTGCCCGGCGGCCTGTTCACGTTGACGACCCCGGTGCAGGGCAACGTGTCCAGCTACCTCAAGAGCACCGGCGTGCGCCAGACGGGCACGATCAAGGGGTATGAAAGCCCGTCGACCCCGGCGCCCAAGGTCGGCACGGTCCAGCAGCCGGTGACGCTGATCCACGGTGCGATGCACCACACGCACGGCGCGATCCTGCTGCGCCAGCTCAAGGACGAGAACGACAGGGTGCAGAAGATGGCCGAGGCCGAATTGAACACGCAGACGGTTGCGCTTCGCCAGCGGTACGTCAATCTGCGCAAGGCGGCCGTCTACTCGATGCTCGGCTTGGGCCACATTTACTTCGCCGACCAGGAGCTGTTGGGCAGTTCGGCCGGCGCTACGGTGGATGTGGACTTCGCGCCCGTCAGCAGCAACGCCGACCTCGGAGCATGGGACACTGCGGGCACGGACATCGGCGCCCAGATCGAGGCCGTCAAGATCGCCTACGCCCAGGACACCGGCCTCCAGATCCGCCATTGCATCTACGGCGCGAATATCCTTGGCTACCTGTCGACGAACACCATCCTCAGCAACCTGATCAACGGCAACCCCGCCTTCTCGCAGGCGCTCGGGATGAACCAGGCCCCGGCCGGTTTCCTGGGTATGCAATGGTGGCCTGCCTCCCAGCAGTGGTTCGAGACGAGCACTGCGGGCACGTTCGCCTCGTTCTTCGGTGATGACACGATCACGATGATTCCCGAGCCGTCGCCCGCATGGTACGAGTTGCAGGAAGGCACCTACCCCGTGCCCACGTCGCTGGGTGGCGTGAGTAACGACGCGAGCGGTTCCTTGGGTGACTTCGCCGAGGTCTCCGGCATGTTCGCCTACGCTACCATCTCGGACGACCCGCCGGGCGTCAAGCAGATCGTCGGCGACTGTTTCTTGCCGATCGCCAAGGTGACCGGCAGTATCCGCATCGTGCGCGACGTTACGCAAGCGGCCACCTAATAGGCCGCTGACATCCGATCACAGCCCAGGGCGGGCGGGCCACAAAGCCTGCTCGCCCTTTTTCTATGAGGTGGCAACATGGCCTATTGCACACGAGCAGACATCGAGGGGCTGGTCGGCCGGGCGAACGTGGCGACGTGGGCCGACCGGGACAACGACCAGGACGCCGAGACGGTTGATGACAACGTGACCGACGCGATCGCCACCGCTGACGCCCGGATCGACGGGACGTTCCAGGACGGACCCTACTCGATCCCGTTCGCCGCGACGGTGCCGCAGCTCGTTAAGGACTGGTCACGCAAGCTGGCGGCTGTGGAGCTGTACCGGGCGCGTGGGTTCAGGGACGAGGGCGACGATCCCGCTGGCAAGCTGGGCGTGCTGGAGTCGGACGTGGAATCGGCGATGTGGCAATACGTGAACGGCGCCCGGCGTCTACCGCTGAGCCAGGACCGGGTGCAGCAGACGGTGCCGGTGGCGTTGAAGGTCCGTGGCATCAACTGGTGAGCGATCATGGCAGAGACAGTACGAATCGACGATCGGGGCACCCGCCAGATGCAGAAGTGGCTGAAGGAGGCGGTGCAGGCCAACGGTGGGCCGGACAGCAACCCCGTCAAGAAGATGCTTCGCCAGTGGGGGCACATCTATCTCGCCTCGATGCAGCGGCGGTACAGCAAGTTGAGTCGTGGCGGTGGCGGCGAGTGGCCCAAGCTCAAGCCCGCGACGGTGAAGGGCCGCACAGCCGCACCGTTCCAGCGTGTGCAGGGCAAGCGCGGCCAGCGGGTAACGCTCGCTGGATCTGCCCAGCGTGCCCGGCGCAGCTTGCGTGCCAACACCAACCCACGCACCCGGTCCCGGCTGGTCAAGAAGCTGATCGCTATCGGCGACGCCAACGCCTCGATCCTGATCGACACGCGGGCGTTGTGGCGTGGGCTGAACCCGGGCGCACTGGGCAACCTAGAGAACGCTGTCAGCGGCGGCATCGAGATCGGCTGGGGCGCAACGAAGCACCCCGGCAGTGCGCCCACCTTCGGCGACATCGCGCGGTTCCACCACTTCGGCATGGGCCGGAATCCGCGCCGTGAGTTGCTGGTCGGCCCCGACACGGACGC